AAGTTTTGAAGTTGTTAGTCAAAATGATTCTATGGAGAAAATAAGAAGTGGTGTTAATGCTGGTAAATTTATAGGATTTGATCCATTAACAAGAACTGTCAGTTCAAGAGGTATAAGTTTTTTAGATGTTTATAGTTCAATGAAACATGGAAATGATAAACCTAATGCTTCAGATGTAAAAAATAGAGCAGGTGAAAGCATATATGAAGCTTTTGATTCGCACAAAGTTGTTAATATTGTTGGCACAGCAAGAAAATATAGTGAGTATATTAAAGCAAAAGACCCAACTTCATTGACTTTTGTTGAAGATTATGAAAATCAAATACTACAAAGAAAAGCTATACTAAAACATTTAATGTCTAAACGATTAAAATTTGTCATGCCAGGTAATTTTCAATTATCATCTGGTTTTAATGTTAATGTTATGATTCCAGAACTAGGACTGCAAGAATCAAATGTATCAGAAGAAGATAAAACATTAAGTGGTCGCCATTTGATTGTTAATTCAAGGCAAATTATTACATTTGATAAACACGAAACAATTATTGAAGTAGCATCAACATCAACAAATCAAGAATTTATTGCATCTGATAATCCAAATCAAACAGCTGCAATACAAGAATATTAATATGGAAAATCAAGATAAAAAGAACTTTGCTGGTAAAAACGGATTCACTTGGTGGGTTGGTATTGTAGAAGATAGAAAAGACCCAATCAAACTTGGCCGTTGTCGTGTTCGTTGTGTTGGTTGGCACGCTGATGACAAAATGCGACTACCGACAAAAGATTTACCGTGGGCAACTCCTTCTTTTCCTTTAAACAATACAAATACATATGCACCTAAAGAGGGAGACATGGTTTTTGGTTTCTTTGTTGATGGAGAAAACGCACAAGAGCCAGTAATGTTGGGTGTGTTACCTAATATTCCATTGTTTACAGCTGATAGACAGAAAGCTTACAATGACCCACGAACACAGGAACAATTAGATTTATCTCCATTAAAACCAAATGAAACCGCTAACAATTATCCAAGATATTTGGATGAACCAACAACATCTCGTTTGGCAAGAAATGATTCCGATTTTGTAAGTCCAATACTTACAACAAAACAAACAAACAAAGCAACAAGAGTTGAACCTGATTCATATTATAATGCACAATATCCATATAATAATGTATACGAATCTGAATCTGGTCATGCACTAGAATTTGATGATACAAAAGACAATGAAAGAATTCATATGTATCACCGTTCCGGTTCTTATGTTGAGTTTGGGCCTTTAGGTGACCGATCAGAAAGAATACAAAGAGATAGATTCAGTGTTACTGTAAGAAATGATAATGTTTATATTCAAGGAACAGCAAATATCTTTGTTGATGGTGATGTAAATTGGAAAGTTGGTGGTGATTTCAACCTCACTGTTGGTGGCAAAATGAATGTAAGTGCAGGTTCTAAAACAGAAACAATTAAAGGTGTATCAAACATAAGATACAATGGAGACCATTATCGTTGGTATGGTTCAAACTTTTATGACAGAAGACAATCGGGTAAAGTGGATCACAGTTGTCCATCTGATGTAAGAACAGGAGCAATTTCTTGTGATACTGTTGAATCCGCTACCGAGGTAGAATAAATAGAACATGGCAACCGTAAATATAGACACAAATAGAACCTTTAAAGACTTGGATTTGAATTTCAATATTCATCCGGTGAGGAAGGATATTAACACTCATAGCAATGAATATGCTATTGTCAATTCTATTAAAAATCTTGTATTGACAAACCATTATGAAAGACCATTTCAACCAAACATTGGAAGTAATATAAGACAATTATTGTTTGATAATTTAGATGCGGTAACAGCAGCTGGTATTCAAAGAGAAATAGAAGAAACAATTAATAACTTTGAACCTCGTGCAGGCATATCAAATGTGAATGTAGTAGCTGCACCTGACGAAAATGGATATAAAGTAGAACTGGAGTTTTTTGTATTGAACAATACTTCACCAGTTACAATTAACTTTTTCTTAGAGAGAATTAGATAAAAATGGCAGACAGACTAAGAATAACGGAACTTGATTTTGATACCATCAAAGCCAATTTAAAAGGTTTTTTAAATCAACAATCAACATTTACAGATTATGACTTTGATGGTTCAGGTCTTTCAATACTATTAGATATTTTAGCGTATAATACACATTATAATGCTTACTATCTAAACATGGTAGCTAATGAAGCATTTTTAGATACCGCTTTGTTGAGAGATTCTGCCGTTTCTCATGCAAAGACTTTAGGTTATACACCTTATTCTAATCGTTCATCTGTTGCGACTATTAATTTTGAAGCAACATCATCATCAAGTAATACTGGTACTTTAACATTACCTGCTGGTTTTTCATTCTTATCAGAATCAATTGATAATAAATCATATAACTTTATTGTTTTAGATGATACAACAGTTACAAAAGCTAATTCAACATATCTATTTGAAAATCTTTCATTATATGAAGGCCAATATGTAACTTATATTTTTAACTATAATGAATCAGCTAATCCAAAAGCGGTATTTACTATACCTGATAGTAGCATTGACACAACAACAATTAGTGTTACTGTTCAACAATCATCAAGTAATACTTCCACAACAACTTATAATAAAGTAACAGAGGTTTTGGATGTTGGACCAACCTCAGAAGTATTCTTTTTACAAGAAGAAAGAAATGGCCGATATCAAATTTATTTTGGTAATGATGCTGTTGGTAAAAAATTACCCGATGGTGCAGTTATTAATGTAAATTATGTTGTTACGAATGGTTCAATTGCCAACAAAGCTAATAACTTCGTAGCGACATCATCAATTTCAGATTCATTATCAGAATCATTATCAACATTTACAGTATCACCAATCAGTGCGGCTGCTGGTGGTGCAGAAAGAGAAACGGTTGATAATATTAAATTCTCAGCGGCTGCTCAGTTCTCATCACAAAATCGTTTAGTTTCATACAAAGATTATGAATCATATATCTTAGCAAACTATCCAAATATCTCATCAATTTCTGTTTGGGGTGGAGAAGAAAATGACCCACCAGTTTATGGCAAAGTATTCATCTCTATGAAACCAAAAGATAATTATTATATTTCGGAAACAGAAAAAGCAAGAATTGTGGATGAGATTGTAAAACCAAAAGCCATTATAGCTGTTTCTGCTGAAATATTGGATCCAGAATATCTATATCTTATTGTTGAAGCTGATGTAGAATATGATAATAAAAAAACAACACTGTCTGAGACTGCTTTAAAAACAGCTATACGAAATGCTATTCTTTCATACAGAAATACTAATTTAAATAAATTTGATGCTAGATATGTTCATTCAAAAATTGAAGGTGATATTGATGCGGTGGAAAGAAACGCAATTATTGGTTGTGAAACAATTGTAAGAGCTCAAAAAAGATTCACACCAACTTTAAATTCTTCATTAAGTTACACTATTGATTATAATATTCCTTTACATCGTGGAACAATTACCAATCGTTTAACATCAACCGAATTTGATGTATTAGATTCTGGTGGAACAAGAAGAACAGTTATTTTAGAAGAAATTGGACAATCATATTCTGGTATTGCTTCTATTTCTGTAACAAATCCTGGTACAGGTTATACAACAGCACCAACCGTAACAATTACTGGTGATGGTTCAGGCGCTACTGCTACAGCAACAATTGTCAATGGTGCAGTAGAATCAATTACAATTACCAATCGAGGTATTGATTATACTCGTGCCCTTGTGACTATTTCTGGTGGTAATGGTTATGGTGCAACAGGTACGGCTGTGATTGATGCAAGAACGGGTGCATTAAGAACAATTTACTACGATAGTAATGCTGAAAGACAAATTGTGGATTCAACCGCTGGTGAAGTTAATTACGACACAGGAAGAATTACAATTAATGACATTAATATACTATCTGTCGGCGCTTCAGATGGTCAAATTAGATTAACAATTGAAGCTGATGAAGGATCCATTGAAACTGATAAAAATACAATTATTACAATTGATGAAACAGATACCTCATCAATTGTTACAAATTTGACTAAAGTAACTTAATGGCACATTCTGATAAATTAACATCTCTATTAATTAATAGACAAGTTCCTGAATTTGTTCGGGAAGAATATCCCCTATTCATCTCTTTCCTAGAAGCCTATTATGAATACCTTGAAAACAAACAAGGGTCTCAACTTAATGATTTAACAACACAATCAAAATTATTAAAATATGCTTCGGATGTGGATCATTCTATTTCTGAATTTGAAACGAGTTTCTTTAATACCTATGCTGATTTATTACCAAGAGATGTAGCGGTCAATAAAGAGTTTCTCATTAAAAATGTTTTACCTTTATATCTTGCAAAAGGTAATGAGAAATCATTTAAACTTTTATTCAGAATGTTGTATAATGATGAAGTTGATATACTTCTACCTAAAAATAATGTTCTTCGTGCTTCTGACGGTAAATGGACCATTGATAACATTCTTAAAATTGAAACAGATATACGAAGTGTTTATACAGCAGATGGTTCAACAAAAGTATTCAAACTAGCACAACCTGCAGCTGCAAGTGAAATAACCGTTTATGTTGATGGCACCGAAAAAACAGTTGATACTGATTATTATATTCGTAAAGAAACAAATAAATTAGTATTTCATACAGCACCAGCTGATACATTAGAGATCAAAGTTGTTTATTCTAATTTTGATATTGGTTTATTAACTAATCGTAAAGTTACAGGTGTTACATCTGGCGCTACTGCTTTAATTGAACGAGCAGTAAAAAGAATTATTACAGATACACTCAATCTTGGTTTTCCATTTCAGTTATTCATTAATAGTAAAACACTAACAGGTTCTTTTGACCAAGGTGAAGAAGTTACAACAGATATTGTTACATCTGACGGAACATTAGTTACACTTAAGGCTGATACTTTCTCTATTGTTAATCAAATCAATGTGATTAATGGTGGTGCAAGTTATAATGTTGGTGACCCCGTTATACTTACGGGTGGCGGCGCTTCAGTTCAAGGTGCAGCTGTTATTGATGATATTGTTGAAGGTTATATTGATGGTATTGTTGTGGGTTATGGTGGTGCTGGATTCTCTGACGGTAGTGATGTTATTGTATCTGGTATTGCGCCTCTTGTTTTAGATTTAGCTGTTGATGGTGTTGATACAACGGGTGTTGCAAATTCAACACAAAACACATACTTTGTCAATAGTGATGTTATTGAAGATTATTTAACTGTTAATATTTCAGATGCAGACTATGGTTTTCCAGCAACAGTCATTCCTGCTGGTGAAAATGTCAATACAGTTATTGCTGATGCTTTAACAGATTTAGAAATGAATAACTTGGGTCCAATCACTAATGTAATTGTATTATTTTCAAATACAGAGGTTTCAGTTTCACCAGATTTAGACGCTTATGGTGCAACATACACCGCAGGCAATTCAACATTCAGTATTCGTAATTTTGAATCTATTGGAAGAATAAAAATTAATGACGGTGGTGCAGACTATAATGTTGGTGATGAAATTGTCTTTACAAATCCATCAGGCACACATGGTCAAGGTGCAGCTGCGGCCGTTAAAGCAACCGATGCTAATGGTGCTATAACACAAATTGAAATTCAACCACATCGTGTCACAGGTAATGTCAGTATTATAAACAACACCGCAGAAATTGTTGGTACAGGCACAAACTTTGGTACAGATATTCGTGTTGGTGATAAAATTATTGTAATGAATGAAACAAGATATATCAATGCAATTTCAAACACAACACACGCTAATGTTAATGTTAATTTTGAATTTACTGATTTGTTGATATATGCAAACAATAAACATTTAGGAAGATATGGTGTTTATCCTATTGGTGGCCAAAGATATGATGCTAATAATTTACCAACACTTACAATTGAAACTGATGCAGGAACAGATGCAAATATTGAAGTATCAGCACTTATGTCAGATAATGAAACATTAACACCATACATTGGTAATGTTCAACCAGGTGAAATTATTTCAATTAAAGTTGTTGATGGCGGTTCAGGTTATCAATATATTCCACAAGTAGATTTAACCGGACACGGAAACGGAAACGCAACAGCAAATGCTGAGATTGAAACTGTATATCAAACATTCCCAGGTCGTTGGACATCATCCGATTCTATTCTTTCTACACCTGAAAGAAGATTACAAGGTTCTGATTATTATGTAGATTACTCATATGTAACTTCTTCATTAACAGAATTTACAAAATACAAAACAATATTAAAAGACTTATTACATCCAGCTGGTTATGTTGGTTATGCTGATTTGAACAAAAAAGGAAATGTTGTTCCTCCAACAATCACATATTCAACAACAACAGAAACCACATTACCTGGTACCGTAAATGTAGCAAACGCTTCAATCTATGTAACAGGCACAAATACTTACTTTAATATTGCAAATACAAATGGAATAATTTCAATTGGTTCTAATATAGCCGTTAATGGTATAATTAGAACAGTTGATTCAATTATTAGTAATACTAACCTTACAGTTACAAGTGCATATACATCCTCTGCTAATGCACAAACTGTTATAATACTTGCATAAATAAAAGACTATGACATCAATTGTAAAGAAAAAAACAGGTTATCAAAACGCTAAACTTTGGCGTGATTCTCAACAAACAACAAGTAATACGGATCCAGTATTATACATTTTTGTTGGTAATCATGTTGCATATGCAAATGAAGCTTCACCCGATTCTATTGTAGATACTGTTGCTGAAGAAAAATCTACATGGGATAATATGTTTGCTGGTAAAAAACTCACCGGTGGTGATTTAGAACTTGTTGTTCCAAGAGTTAATTGGACAGCAAATGCAGTGTATCAACAATATGATGATACTGTGGATGCTAATACACAAGTTCAAGCAAACACAACAGCTGGTGTTGAACCCATGTATATCATCACAACCGACAGAAATGTCTATAAGTGTATTTCAAACAACACTTCAGCAAATTCAACCGTAGAACCAACGGGTGATTATACATCATCAAATGGTAACATCGCTACTGCTGATGGTTATTTGTGGAAATATATGTATAATGTTAAACCATCAAACAAGTTTTTAACATCTGATTGGATTCCTGTACCTACTACAACAACACAATTAGATTATGGTATGAATGACACCGGCGTTATTGATGGTGAGTTACAAACAATTGTTGTTACAACAGCCGGTTCTGGATATTATAACAGTATTGTAACTGTTGATGCTTTTGCAGCTGGTTGCACAATTCTTACTTTAGCAAATACAACTAATGTAGCTGCAAATATGTCTGTAACAGGAACGGGTGTATTTACAGATTCATACATTTCAAGTATTGATACGCCAAATAATAAAATTACATTATCAACAGCTGTTACATCAAGTGGTGGCGGTTCTGGTAATAACATTACAATTTCTACACGAGTTTATATTGATGGTGATGGAACTGGTGCAGTAGCAACAGCGGGATTATCAAGTGGTAATGTTGCAAATGTAACCATCACAACCATTGGTACAGGATATTCAAGAGCAAACGCATTTATTTACGGTTCAGGTACAGGTGCAAATACTCGTGTTGTTCTTTCGCCAAAATATGGACACGCATTTAATCCAGCTAGAGATTTAGCAACAACAAATGTTATGTGTGTTACAAGATTGGGTGAAATTGATACAACAGAAGGTGGTTTAATTTCTGCAAATACTTCATTTAGACAGTATGGATTGTTGATTAATCCGCATAAATACAGTAATACATCGGCTGTTACACACAGCACAGCTAACTCGGTAATTAGACAAGCAACCGTTGTATCATTAATTGCTGGTTCTACATATACTCTTAATGAATATGTGTATCAAGGAACTTCACCAACTAATGCAATATTTTATGGTTACTTAAATTATCAAGAATCAAATACCGTGTGGCTAACAAAAGTAAAAGGAACATTTACATCAGGTCTTTCTTTAATAGGTCAGACTTCAGGTGTTTCAAGGACAGCAATTGCTAAAACAAATCCAGAATTTCAACCTTATTCTGGTGATGTAATTTATACAGAAAATGCAGTCAAGACGGACAGAACAGAAGGTCAGGCTGAGAATATTAAATTAGTTATAAAATTTTAGAGGAACTAAATGAGTATTGATACCAATTTTAATGTGAATCCTTATTATGATGATTATGATGAGGATAAAAAGTTTCTTAGAATGTTGTTCAAACCTGGCTATGCAGTTCAGGCTCGTGAATTAACCCAAGCACAAACAATCCTACAAAAACAAATTGAAAGATTTGGTAACCATGTATTTAAAAATGGTTCAGTTGTTACTGGTGGTTCTACTTTCTTACAAGATGTTACATATCTTAAACTAGATTCTGATTATGCAGGTTCAACCGTTACTGCCAATAATTTTGTTGGTGCTTCTATTGTTGACAATATTTCTGTTCCAACAAAACGAGCAGAAGTCATTAAAGTTTATGATGCTGATGCTGGAACCGGTGATCCAAAAACTCTTTTAGTTAAACAAATTTATGGTGACGCTTTTGTTGCTGGTGATACGGTTTTAACTTATGAATCTTCAACAACTTCAGCAAACATTGCTACTTCTGGTGTAGGAACAGGTCAGATATTTTCTATAAATGAGGGTGTATTCTATTATGATGGATTCTTCATTAAAAATGATGCACAAACAATTGCTACATCAAAATACAGTAACACAACAGCAAATGCAAAAATTGGATTTGAGATTACAGAATCAACAGTAGCTTCAAGCTCAGATACATCATTATTAGACCCAGCACAAGATGCTTCAAACTATCAAGCACCAGGTGCAGACCGATTTAAAATTGAATTAACACTTTCTACTCGTTCATTAACATCAACAGATACAACACAATTTATTGAACTTGCTCGTGTTGAAAATGGTGTTTTAACAAGAGCGTATAGAACACCAATTTATTCCGTATTAGAAGATACGCTTGCAAGAAGAACATACGATGAATCTGGTAACTATACAGTAAGACCATTTAAGTTATCTTTAGAAACAAATTCAGCAAACACTGCTAATTTAGATATAACACTCTCACCAGGTAAAGCATATGTGTTTGGTTATGAATATGAAACAATTTCACCAACAACACTAACGATTGAAAAACCAAGAGACACGGAAGCTGTTCAAAATAAAAGGTTAACTGGTGATTATGGTAATTTTGTTTATACAACAAATCATGTTGGTTCACAAGCAATTAATGATTTATCAACGATAGATTTACACTGTGTTAATTCAGCATCGATTAATGTAACTTCAACAGCTACAATATCAAATACAAAAATAGGTACAGCAAGAGTTATTTCATTATCATATGATACCTCTTCAAATACTTCAGATTCATCAACATATACTTACAAATCATTCTTGTTTGATGTTTCTGTAAATAGTTCAGTTACAGGAAATGTTAATGTTGCTACTAGCACAACGGTTACAATTGGTAACACAGGCGCTGGTGAAATATTCTCCAGTATAGAAGATGCTTATATTGGTGCAACACTGAGTATCACAACTGGACCAGGTTCAAATGAATCACCAAAAAGAATTACAGATTTTAATGCAACAACACAGACATTAACATTAGCTGATTCGTTTATTACAACACCTAACACAACATCTCAATTTTCTATTGACTTTGAAATAAGTGAACTAGAAAGTTTAGCTACATTCTCAGGAACAACAGTAGTTAATTCATCCGATGTTGAAACAAGGTCTAAAGATTTAGCATCAACATATAATGATACATTTATAACCGATTCGGAATATCAACCGCCAATTATTTCTTTAGGTGAAAGATATATTGCTGATGGAACAATTTCAGACTTTTCGTTCTCATATAAACGATTATATGAAAGTCAAACTTTTGTTGCATCCGAATCTCCAGCATTATCAGTAGGTTCAGGTGAAACGATTTCAAGTGCAACAACATCATCTGCAAAATTAGCAAATTATCAAGTCGTTGTAACTTCTGCTGGAACTTCATCATATTCTGTTGGTGAGGTTATTTCTGTTGATAAGATTACAACCGTTGATACTGGCACCAGAAAACTTACAGTTGATGGTGCTCAAAATATGACTGCTAATATTATTGCA